GAGAAAAATCTATTTTTACCATTTGCCATTTTTATTTCCTCCTATAATTAATTAAACTGTAATTGCAGCAAAACCAGCTGACTCCATCCAAGGGTTAAGAACAGCCAGGATATTAGCAACCTGTGCAGCATCAACGACTGAAGCTATAACGGTTGTAATCGGGGTTCTCTTAACATACTGATTATCAGCTGACTTGTAACTATTATCATGTTCGATTACGATAAGATCGTAAGTCGTAGACGCAACAGTCGTAAAATCAGGCTGAATAACCGGGAAGTGAGTTTTGTTGGTAAGGCCTTTGTAGCCACGTGCAACTTTCTCCATGTCGCGAACCTGTTCCCAAGTACCAACTCCCGTAGAAGCAGCTGTGGTATAAGTTTTTCTCAGAGGAGTAATAGCCTGATGAAGATCATCAGAATCTATATAAGTAGCAAAAGCATCAAAGTTAACCTGCCTAAATTCATCAATATCATTAACTGAAGTAGTTCCTTCAGGAATAGCAAGTCCAGTAAGAGTAATAGCAACGTTGCCTGAATTAGCAGCAACCACTCTCCTACCTTTATGACTATTTATAATAGCAACAATAGCATCAATCCAAGTCTGAAGAACTGCAGTTGTTGAAATATACCTATAGTCATGAACAAACTGTCCTGGGTGTTCACTAAGGTCTTTGTAAACAATTCTAATTATATATTCAGTACCTACAACAGGTGTAAGGCCTGTAAAATCAAGAGTGAGAACCTGTTCTGCTTTTGCAGCATATGAACGGCCAACATAGCTCTTAATCCCACTTGCCTGAATTGGGTCAGAGAAAACAACTTTCCTATTTGTGGAAGTTGTAGTCCCAGCCTCGTTTGTATAGCTAAAAGTCTCTCCTGTGCCCTGAGCCAGATAAATTACATCTGAATCAGCAATAGTAGCGCCAGCAGCAAGAACATTTTTGTTCTTATCAAGTACAACCAACTCACCGTCTCCAATAGCATTAGAGGCAATAAGAGTAGCCATACTTGCACCAGCAACAACCTGTGCATCCCTAGAGACATTCTTAGCAAACAAAAGTTTGAAGGGTCTTGTCAACATTTTGTATTATTTTTAATTATTCAATTTTATTTAATTCAATTGTATGCGTCTGGTACCTAGGGGATTCAATATTTTCTAGTAGTTTATCGACTGTCATGCCTACTATTTCCCTATGAGTATGTTCAGGTAAATCACAATTACTAGCTATTAAGTTTATAGTACCCGGACCAGTAAATGTAGTTACACCTGTTACTCCTATAAAAGTTGTACCTGCAGAATAAGCTGCTCCATTGTATATAATACTATCACCAACAACTAGATATGTCTTGCCTACTGCTATGCTGCCTGACAGAACTGTAGTGGCAGTTGTTAAATTTATAACATTAGGTTTCCTAATATAACGCATATAATAATAAGGAATGGAGTAATTACCATCCGTTATTAATTCTACTCCCTTTTCACTAAACAGTCTTAATGGTCTAGCCGTATTCATATGAAGAATATGCTCACCATAAGGATCTGATACTTTTGTAAAATAACTGTCAGATGTACATTCAGTTACTCCAGTTCTTAAGGTAACAGATGTTCCTGTACCCGAGTGAGTGAATGTTATTGAGACTTCATCATTTAAAAACAAAAAGTAGTTATTAGGGAAGTCAGCTGATTCTACAATAAAAGAATTAGGTTTATCATAAACAGCAGAAGCTACACTAGGAACTATCCTTTGCTCAACAATTAAAGTACGCAAATCATCTACTCGTTTTTGTGATTGTTCAAAAGCTTTAGCGAAAGGTATATTATTACCAGAATATCTAGTTTTAATAAACCTTTCTACAGCTTCATTGAGCCAAAAGTCTATTTCTTCTATTTGAAAAGCTGGTAAAGATAGGGCTTCACTTTTGTCAAGCCCCATTTTTACAGCTATATGCATTTCTGCTACAGTCATTACTTAGCCTTTATTTCATTCATTATAGCCAGCTTCAGATCTTGATTAGCAGGAGAATCTATATAATTTATAGTGTCTTCCATACCATGTCCTATAATGTCAGTACCATATTTATAAACGTTCTTAGATTTCCTAATTACGTTTTTAGATATAGCTTCCTGGACAAGAAACTCAGTATCTTTATTTGTATTCATAACCCAAGTAGCTAAAAACCTTCCTGGATCTTCTTCTACTAAAGTACTAAGTTTAAATTCAGCGTTTTCATTACTTAAATCATCTGCCTTATGCCCATATAATCTAAGACACTTACGCATCTCAGAAACAGTCATTTTGTCAAATTCCTTAAGAGCCTTACGCTTAATCTGTCCTAATTTATTAGCTTCAGCTGCTTCTTCTTCTTCGTTTATAATGATATAATTAGCCGTAGCTTTCTTATCATTCATGCCGTTTGCGACACGTTTATGGCTTTTAAGAAACAAATACTTAAGCTCATCATAGGGATCTGATGTATCCAATACCAGGTCTTTATCGCTCATTTTAATATGAAAAGTAAGCCAGAATGGTGAATTTGCATCCAATTCCATTCTAAGTTTTTCGCCTAATCTTACTTCCTCTTCTTCTGAGAGACCTGTGTAAAGTCTACCTGTTCTTGTAAAATATGGTGCAAGGGTAGTATGACAATTTTTATAGTGCACAATTCCCGACCATGCATTCCTATTTAAAGGTTTAATTATTACTTTCATCGTTGTTTTAATTAACGGTAAGCCTGACAAGGGCTATGACTAAAAGTCATAACCCGTCAGACATTTATGTTTTATTCGGCGTCACAGATATATTTCCATTTAAAACCATAAGCAGTTTTTCTATATCCTCTAGCAACAGCTCCTATTACAAATCTATTTATATTTAGTTTCCTAGAAGCATCTGACGCACTTTCAAAAACGTTTACTAATTTACCTTCTAAATCATACTGATAAATTCTTTTATTAACGTTCTTTCTATGTCTCATTTTTTCTTTGGATTCTTTAGAATGTTTACGACCTATTGCTTTTTGTCTAATTTTGTTTTTAGTTTCTTTTGAGTGATATCTACCAAACGTTCCATCACCTCCTAAAGTTAAGTTGTACCCTTTACTTCTGTCATAGCTTCTGTAAAAACCAATCCAGTAAATCTCTCTTTCTTTTAAAACTTCAACATCTTCAACTGTTTCTATAACTTCTATTTGAAAATTATCTTTGCCGTATTTTCTAATAGCATTATGTAGAGCAAAAGCAGAACCTGCGTTTGCGTCTGAACAATGTTTGCACCAACGCATACTGGTTCCCTGATTAGTTATACCTACGTATATCTTATCATTGCCTTTGTTTGTTATTTTATAAACTTCTAACAACGCTTAAAATTATTATTCGCTGTCACATATTAACTCTCCAGAGCTGTTCGGGAACCTCAACATGAGGCCCTGCTCTGTAAGGAAGTTAACTGAGTAACCGTCTTTGGCGTTAGACCTAAGAGTAGTGATTGATTTAGCATGCCCTGAGCCCGGTGCTACCGAACCTCCAACATACCACATTACCATCTCACGATCCTTACGAACAACTTTTACCAGGTTAGGTTCACCGTCCCTCATACCATAATCGATGAATGTCATACGATATGATTCGAGAGGTTTACCTGATACAGGATGAAGCTTACGGTTGTACACCGTATTATCATACATTGAAAAATGCTTAAGGGTAAGTTCAATACCATTCAGCATCTTGTAGGTCGTAAACTGACCACCCAAAGTAAGATTCTGTCCTGAGCCTGTAATAAAGACAGTGTCTACCAGAGAAAGCGAAGATGCTTTTTCTTTCAGAACACGGTCAAATTCTTTCATACCCATCTCACCAGTAAGGGCAACGAACTTACGTTCATTGGTTCCAAGGATGTTGTATGACAGGTCGAACAGGAAATCTTCCAGTATCGAAGCTGTAAGAGTTGTGTAATAACGCTTGTTAGCCGGAGCTATCTGCTCAAGCAGACCAGCACCAATATAAACCGGACGACCATTTGTACCAGCGAGGTCAGTCGTTCCGTCGGCATTAGCATTATATTTTGAGTATACGCTGTAACGTTCTATTGTTTCGTACCATTGACGAAGAGCTCTCCATTCCTGGTAATCCGACCATAAATAGGACGATTTACCTGAATCGGGATCTTTCATGGCAATAACCATAACTGACGAATAAGCGTCTCCGGTGATATCATAACTCAGCCTCATTGTAGTCAGGTGATTCCTGAGTTTGAATGGGGTCTGATAGTTGACGATATCAGCTTCTTCGCTGTATTCTTCATATGCGCTACCTTCGCGACTTATCTGCTTTCCAGCAGCCAAGAGTGACGGGGGAATATAAGTGTCCGCCTGTCCATCGGCTACAACAACAGTGTAAACCCAATCAGCACCATCCTGATACGGTTCACCCTGAATCCTAGCCTGAAACTCTCTGTCGTCAAATGCGATAATAGCACCCGGTCCGAACCATTTTTCAGCAACCCATAACTGGATTGGTGAATTATTAATACCTGGAACATCGGTTGGCGCGATTGTTGCTCCCTGCCATTTAGCTGCCTTGATGGTAATAGCCTTGTCTGATTCAATCATAACGGGCCATTCGTACTGCCTGTTTTCAATAACAAGAGTCTTACCAAGACCCATGGTCAGGAAGTCCAGTGTATTTGCTTCGTATTTTCCGAATACATATGACAGTACAGTGGATACCTCATAAGGTTTAGTAAGCAGCGCAGTGGCAAGCATGTTCTCTTCAACCAAGTCCGAGAATCGTTTCGTACGATACAGAACTAGTGAATTAAGAATATTGTTTTCCATTTGTGCTTATAAATATTAAATTAAAATTTAGGTCTCCTCAGCTGATTGCTTACAGCATCCCAAGCTGATAGTGTATTCTGAGTTCCTACTACACCACCACTGTTCTTGGTTCTCCTGCCTTTGCTTGCTAACTTGTCTTGAAGTACACGCGCAGCCTGAGAAGTAGCTTTGTTAGCTACTTTACTAAGCAGAGAATCCCCCCGCATCGTAAAGTAAGCAGATTCTATTAAATTCTTATAGTCTTTAGCGTAATCTTTTTGATATTTAGTACGCCCGTCAGCCTCAGGTTTGAAAATGTAATCGAGTAATTCTTTCTTCTCTTTAGCCGACATCGGAATACCCCTGATAGAATCTAGCTGACCTACAGTAGTTTGTACGTCTTGATAGAACTTTTGTTGCTGCTTTTTGTATTCCTTCTGCATATTTTCCTGCTCTACTAATAGCTGTTCTGCTCTTTTAGAACTGTATTCTTTTAAAAGCTCTAAGGCTTCTTCAGCTTCTTCTTCTAGAGTACCAGACTCCTCATATCTATCAAGAGCCTTCTGTATCTTTTCATCACTATAGCCTAGCCTAAGAAAATTCTCGGTTATAACTTTCTTCTGGTTCTTGTCTGAAGAGATGTCTATATTCTCATAATTAACACCTCCATGAATCTCAGACATGAACTTTTTAAAGTCACCTCCGTTCTTTACATACTCATTAAGCTTTTCTATATCCTCACTTGCAAAATCAGGCTTGGAGTTTTCTTCTACTATAGCACTCATGTAGTTTATAATATCTTCTACACTTTTAGGCTTAGCGTCTTCTTCAAATTCCCAACCTAGTTCATTACCAAGTTTTTCTGAAAAGAAATTTACTATATCTTCTTCGTATTCAGAAAGTTCAGAAACAGGTTCTGTTGATTCTTCTTTTTCAGGAGTTTCAACAATCTCTTCTTCCTCTTCTGGTTCAACTACAGGTTCTTCTATTTCTTCGGGTTCTACCTGTTCTTCTTCATAAGGAGGTTCTACAACAGCGTCTTCTTTGTTTTGAAAGACACTTTTCTTGGTCATGTCTACCACCTCGTCACCCCCTCCGTAGGTGCCTGAAACTGATTTAGAGGTGTTGCCTGCTCTGGCTAAACCGTCTACAACAGCTTCGAACCCACCAAAAAACGGAGCGTCGTCTTCTTTCTTCCTTGCCATTTTATTTACTTTTTAGTTGCTGGTCTCTTAGGTTTCCCTGTTAATGCCAAACTCTTCTTTTTTCTATTTTCTTCAGATTGTGGAGGTAAATCACGTCGTCCTTTATTCCAAGGCTCAACACCTAAATGTGCTTTACTTAACTTTTTTCTATGCTCTATTGTTTTAGGACCACGCATTTTTCTTCTTACGCTTTCTGGATGTTTGTATCCAGTAGTACGGCCAGCAATCTTACAAATATTAAAATAAGGTTTATGTGAGTCTAAAAAACTTTGTTCAATTTCAATTAAATCTTCTATATTACATTCTATCAAAACTGAAAAAGATAAACCTGAAACCCCATATTTATTAAAGTGTCTTTGTAATTTATTATTTTCATGTTTATTACAAGACAGCCTTAAAAGATGTTTTTG